AGTGTAAATTACATAGATGTTGATGGGCGGGAATACCCGTAAATACTGGAAAGTTAAAGAAAAACACGAATTAATTTGAATTTTCCCATAAGGTCATCCCTCCTTATGATTAAATTTTGGCATAAAAAAAGACGGTCTACCCGTCATGTATCCGTCACATTTCATTCACTATAAAATTATTGGAATCTTTGCAAAAAACTCCTTTCGTTTTAGGCTTGACTACTATTTTGACTACTATCCGACTACCCGTTGCCCGGGAATGCCCATTTTATCAGCTTTTTCGAGTGGAAGCAAGGGGGCTCGAACCCCACTCTATTCCTCTTACTTTCCGCATATTTACTGGCTTTCTAGGTGTTTTTTGTTGATTACTTTTGACTACTTTCGCAAAAATAGTAGTCAAATCACCTTGCCTGTAAATCTGGTATGCTACTCAAAATAGACGATTTCTTTTCAATGGTTTTCCTGTTCCTATGATAGTGTATTTCTGATGTCATGATATCTGTATGCCCCATCTGATCCATGACAAGTCTCTTATCCACATTGTTATCCATAAGAATAGTTCCATATGTCTTTCTTACTTTGTGCGGTGGCTTTGGATAAATTTTCAATTTCCTGCAAAGCCTTTTTTGCCTTTGTCTAACCGCCTGTGCAGTAATCCTAATATCGTTTTTTGTAAAAATGTAATCTCCAAATGGATTCATGTACTTTATTTTATCGCAAATCCATACATAATCATTCGGTATAATTGCTGTTCTGATTCCTGCTTTGGTTTTAGGATACTCTTTTACTTCAACAACATTGTTTCCGCTTTCGTCTTTATACTTCGTTTCTGTCCTGCGAACGTTAAAAGTATTATCAGAAAAATCGGAATGTCTTAATGTTACAACTTCTCCGATACGTACACCAGTTAAAAACATAAGCAATATAGCAACATTAGAAGTATCAAGGTGGCTGACAAGATACTTAATCATTACATCAGTTTCATATTCGTCGAATACTTCTTCATAGTCTTCTTTTATTACTTTTTTAAAATCACTATCAGATACGTCAAGATTATCAAACAGTTCTACGATATTAAAATCAATAAGTTTGCGTTTTTTCGCTCTTTTAAGAAATGTTCTTGTAATTCCTTTTAGACCGGAAAATGATTTAGGTGTCAACTCTTTATCGGCAATTTCTTCCTCTAAAAAATCCCCCCATTCATCTTCTGATATTGATTTTATTCTTCGCTTTCCCAACTCTCCATAGTGTCTGAGAAAATATCTCTCGTCTCTGTCGTATGTTGCTTTACATATCTTTTTAAGAGACAATCTCCGGTCTTCACATTCGTAAAACACTTCTGTAACTGTTGGATTTTGCTCTTTTTGGTAGTAAAACTCAATAACTTCTTCTTTGAGATCTTCCTCGCTTTTCTTTTTTACAAGTCTCCTTCCTTTTTCTTCATCTGGCAAATAAGTTCTCCAGTATCCGTCTTTTCCTTTGTTGATTGCGTATTGGTGTTTCTTCAGATACTCATCTTTCTTTTTCATTTCAATGCTTTTTTGCAAAGATTCCGTGTCAATCATACCATTGCTAACGGCATATTGCAATATTTCCATATCAGAAAGTTCCAAATCTATCACCTTCTAACCGCTTAAGTTTATTTTTTATAGACCTTACTCTTCTTTCTACAGTAGTTACAGAAATGGAATGTCTAAAGGATATTTCTTTTTGAGAAATTCCTTTAGACAAATCCCAAAACACTTTCTCTTCCTCTTCCGTGAAATTGGCGTTACGGAAGATTTCTTCAAGTTCTGGCTTAGTCAGTTTTGACAACTTCATAAGCCATTCTCCTTCGCTAAATTTCAGTTTACTTAAGTATTTCCACAGTGATTTTAACCCTATCACCGTTCGTAAAATCATAAGAGTTGGTATACCAATGCTTACCATTCTCTACCATATCCTTATGTATCTCGGTGATTTACTTTTTCAAATACTCTACGCATTTCCTGTAAACTTCCGGATCAAATTCTTTCCGCTCATTTTCATATGCACTGTATTCCGCCGAACTGCATCCGGCAATCTGTGCCATCTTAAACATGGACACTTTTGCATCTCTTCTTAGTGCTGCAATATAGCCTGCGTACATCCCTTTGTCTCCGTTGGCTAACTGTATTCTTGCCATTTCCTGAATATCTTTCGATGCAGATGCTTCCATTATTTGCTTTATTGTGCATTCCTCGTTGTGGCAATCATAAAGGCAACCGTGGATTCCATTCTTGCCATCGAAAAAGCCAACCACATATTTTGTAGGTTCCTCACAGTCATTACATTTTGCATTTATAGCCATAATTTTCACCACCTTTTAACTTGCCGAACTACCGAATTTTCCTCGGTAGTTCAATTTTCCCAACTAGTAACTTGCTTTTGAGTTCCCAAGCAACAACTCAAATATCAATTTCACTTTTTAGTTCCTGATTTCACTCCCTACGCTTGCGCCGCCACCACCGGCAAAGTTGTCAACGATCAGTTCTCCGTTAATCATCTACAGCCACCCCACTTTCACCTTTCAGATATTTTATATATCCCACAGACTGTTCCAACACATATATTGAAATTGCATTTGTGAGTCGATCCTCGAACTCAGGATCATCTCGATACTTATCACAGGCTTTCTTTACCACTTCTCCTATCTGCGTGTATTGTGCTTTCCCTTGGCTGTTAATCCACGCGGTAAGGTCTTTTACTTCTCCACACTTAATTTTTGATTGCAGATATTCTGTCATGGTAATTTGGCCTTGGCACTCATAATCAAACTTATCTAAATCACTCATTCTTTCAAGGAGACCGCATATGCTTCACTCTGGACAGAGTCTCGGCTCCTTTCTTGATTTTATCTAACTATTGTTTCACTCTGTTCCTTGTACTGTCTCCCTGCCATCTGCACCAGATAATGCTGTAAGGCTTCTGCGACGCTGATACGGTGCTTTACGCAGTATCGGTCAACGTAACGCTTAAAGTCCTCATTCTGCTCGTACAGGGCGGTGTAATCAATGTTCTGCATCTGTTCCACCTTTTTCTTCTTTCTTCATAGTTAGCACATATGGTATTCCCGGAAAACGTATCTGATACTCTCCATCAGGGCAGTTCTGTTCATGCTTGTGCATAAACCACTCGAAAACAGCCTTGATTGCCATTTTGGTAACGTCTTCCTTTTTTCCTACCCATTTATCATTTTTCAGATTGCCATAGTAAATAGTATCTGTGATAGGGCTGACACCCATTGCCTTAGCCATCTAATCCGCCTCCCCGTAGCGGAACCTTTTTATAAAATCATCCGCATCAATCAATCGCATCGTTTATCCTCCTCCGGTTTCTTGCATCTTTCAAATTCGATAACCCACACCCACGGATTAGCGCCCCAACCGTAGCGGTCAATGTCGGATTTATTGATGGTTGAATCCCAAAGTTTATGAAATCCATCGATCATATTAGGGTCTCCACCACTATCTGGGTCCGAAAACGTTGGATGCCATCCATTATTTTCGTAGCATGCTTCATCCCAAGGATCTGTTCCTTCCATGCATGCTTGTTCCTCTGTAATCTCCTGCAACCGCTCCACCCTCACATCCGTAACCTTAAGCCAGATACGAGCAGCTTCTTTCGGCATATGAATGGATGGGTGCCACTTAATCACATTTCCAAGATGGTCAATATTCTCCCCATCTGCCTTATATACATATCCAAAGGTCAATTCCGAATACGATTCTCTCACGTACAATATATCGCTCGGCTGATATGGTGGTGTAATTTTGCCTTGATTTCCGTCTGTATCATATATATACAGTGGTTCTTCACTTACTTCAAAATATCCTTGAGGTTCCGGCTTTACAAGTCTGCGTGTGCAGCTCTTTCTGCCATCCAGAATCGCCCGAACCATTTCTGTATTGAATAAAATCGGCTTAATTGCCATCTGTTCCACCTGCCTTTACAATCTCCAACAAATCATCTACCAAATCCTTGACCTCATACATCATCATAGTGTCGTAGGATTTTGACTGCTGCTCTGTTGTTTTATTTCCATACTTCGTACAGTCTTTAAGGAATGCTGTGCGTTCTTCCAACTGCTCTACAATCTTGTTCTGGTCGTAGATCTTACTTTCTGTAAATGCCTTTTCCATCATCACTGCGGTTTCCGACTCATAGTTACCACAGCAGGTATTCATATCCGCAAGACAACGCTGGAAGAACTCTGCAAATCGGTCTGTGTTATAGTCCACTTCAAATGCCTTTGGAATATCAATTAGTATTTTCATCGTTCGCCCTCCTGTTCCAATCTGTAATTGCTTTTGTTCGCTCGTCTTTCCCTGTTCTGATGCCTCCGTCCTGATCCATGTACATCTCACATTCATAGCTTTTTGGAAATTCTGTTCCGCATTTCATACATTTGATTTTGAACATTACCCCAACAGCCGAATGTGATGACTTATTTGTAATGGTTAAGAACATTGCTTTTCCGCCGCAAAACGGGCACGGCTTTAATTCTTCACTCATACTTCATCCCTCCAATCAATGCGCTGCCCGCAATTCGGGCAATAATCATATCTATCATAATCAACCTCATAATGCTTACCGCAGGAAGGGCAAATCCATGTATCGTATACAAGTTGTCCGTCCGAGAATCCGTCTCCCTCGTAATCCGGTTTCTTTGCTGTCTGCTTCTCCACAGCTTTACGGCATTCTTCCACCGTGCCGATCTGGCGGTATGCGTCCCACTTATCAGCGTCTTTGTCTGTAAGCAATCGCAATTTATAATCTGCTTTCCCATTTAGTTCTGGCATCTCATATTTGGTTAGTAAATCTAATATAACATCTAATGCATCTTCACAATCTCCATAGATTTCTCTAAATTTATTTTTGTATTTTCGGTACTGCTGTACCTCTTCCAGTGCCTTGATTGCCATCTCGTAACCTTGGATTTCGTTTTTTCTCTCGTAATTTTGTGTACACATTTTGGCTAAATCAATAGATTTCTCAAGTTCTTTGATTGCTTCATTCTCCGTCATGGCTACTCTCCTTAACTCCATTTAAAATCCTCACAAGGTCTCATTCTCCGCTGATTCTTACCTCTTTTATTGCATATTCCCCAACCACCGTAATGACAATCTTCACAAGTAATCGGATATTGATTTAATTTTTCCTCAATACATTTCTTGCACTGGTAAGAATTTTGATTATACTCATACCGACAATTACGATTTTTGCGTTTGCATGTCGCCATATTACTCCTCCAACAGTTCCTGATTGTCAAATACATTCCCAATCACTGAACATTCATCACCTAAAACTTCATAGCTTTCAGCAGATAATCTGTTTGTCACTTGGAAGGAAATTGTTTCATCATCCCATACGACTTTACCGATGCAATCTGCTTCTGCCAGTCCGCTTTCTGTACTGTATGAATCCCAGTAAGCAACAATGTCATTCTCCCAAATCAGATTACCGTTCTTGTCTTTCACGCCTGTGCACTGGCAGATTGTGGCTGGGGCTACCTCAAATGCCACAAACTGCAAACATCCTTCTTCTCCGACCTTATCACTCTCATTTACCGAGTTACCAACTGTATGAATAAATACTTGCCCTGTTACACCATCATCAATACGATTTCCAATTACCCATTCCCCGTTATCAATCCGCTTTCCACGGAATAAATATCTATCCTGCATCCTCATTCCTCACTTTCTTTCTTAAATTCCGCAGTACACATAATAGCTCCATCGCCAACTCCTCGTCAGTCATGCTCCTGATCCGGTCTGCGTTGATCATAGGTACGTAGTGCTCGCAGTCTCTTTCTATGTCCTCATGTGGACAGTCGTTGATTTTCTCGCACCATGAGTACGCATCAAAACCATTATCCTTTGTTTCTAAATTCTTGCAGTTATTACACTTCGCCATCTCCTACCTCACTTTCCCTGTACGACTCCGGCAGTGGCATCCAGGCTGTAATATCAATATCTTTGTCCACTAATTCCCAATCGCATTTACCGTATTCTTTGAGATAATCAACGCAAGTGGATGACCACCAGTACCACTTTCCATTGCAATAAACCGCAGTATTCGCAAACGGAACATCTTTTATGTCTTTGTAATACGGTTCCGGGTTTCTGTTTATCCATGTTACATTAACTGGTACAAGTTCCTCCGGCAGTCTCTCGCTTACTGGAATCCACACCGGCTGATTCTGCAAGGTGGTGATTGCCATTTCCATAAGTTCTTGCCAATATTCTTCATTTACAAGCTCATCCCAATGAGGATTAAACCTAATAATGTCCAAATCCTTGATAGCTTCTTCTCTCTTCATTCCTCACCTTCCATTTCTTTCAGCTTGGCTTTTGCTTCTTTTTTTGTGAGGAATACTGTTTTACCAAATTCCATTACATCAATTTGGCCAGATAAAGTCTTATCGTTTGATTCATAATCGCAATACAGTATAATTTCTCCATCTTCAAAACAATCCAAATGGAAGTCTTTAACTGTAAACTCGTCTATATCTTTTCCAAATCCTGCAAAATCAAGAAAAATTTTATCTCCCACTTTACAAGGAAATCGCAGTAGCAATCCTTGCTCCTCGGCATCCTCGTAGCGTTTCAACTTTTCCCTCAACTCTGCCATTGCCCACATGTTTCGGTAGAATATCGCAATCAGACCTCTTACGTCTGCAAACGGGTCAATACCAAGGTTGTCCATCATTTCTTCGTCAAAAGATTCGTCTTGCAATGGCAAATCTTCTCCTACCAAAGTAGTTGTGAGTTTTCTTACAAAATCTCTTTCGTCTATATCAATCTCATAATCTCTGTATCTGCCACTTCCATCCTTTGCTATGTAACAGCAATTAAGTGCCAGTTCAACCATTCCCATATCTGATACATTCTTGTTAGTTGTTAATCTCTCCATCCTTACTCCTTTCCGAGATCCTCGGTCTCTCCGCCATCACTGGGTAACTGCAGTCATACGGTTTCGTCCGTCCGATGCTAATAGCATCAGCAACCGGATGTGTAGCCATGTAGAGTAAGTCACCGTTCTGAAAGTTTCCTGTTCCCTCTCTCATACAGCTACACTCCTTTTTCCGTATGTACTTGCGATTCTGTATACATTGCAAATTTCTCTGTAATATTTTTCCTGTGCATGGATGTGAGCATCCACACGGTCAAGTTCCGTCTCACACCACTTTACAAATTCTTCTGTGGACAATGGTGTCTCTGAAACATCGAATTTCTCTTTGTTGTCAACCACAAAACACACCATATCGACCGGGATGTGGTTCAAATCCGCAAGAATCTGAATCTGTTTGTCCTTGTCATCTGCTTTTTCATAATTTGATAACAATTCATAGCCTGTCATCTGCATTTATATCACCTCTTATCAAGTTTGATTTCTTTGTCGTAGCAACTCTTCTTTGGATTTCCCTCTACCGGAGAAATCATCTTTTTAGGGTCTGTGGTGTATGCTCCGTTTAGCTTCACACCGACTTTCCCTTTTTCATCCATATAGCATGACGGCTTGTAACGATCCGGTGGAATGTAGTTGTGAATGCGCCAGTGCTTCACCAACACAACACCGCTGTCGAAAGATAAAAGGAATCTATTGTCTATCAAGGATTTCAAATCATCATCAGAAGCACCGCACATCCTTATGATTTTCCGTGGGTTGTTTACAAACCCGTCATCATCAGCGTTCATACAGATATGGAAATAAAGCATTTGAGCCGTAGCAGGAATATCCAAAAAAGCATCACTCTCAATTATTTTTGCACTGAACATTCGTTTTTCTGCCATTTAGAACTCCTTACTCAAAAATAGGCTTCTCAATATAGATACCGGTGTTTTCCACCAGTTCTTTCCACAAGTCCATGAAATCCTTTCCGTTGCACTTGTCTCCGGCTTTGTCCATGTGGTCAGAAAACTTATCCTTGAAATTCGTAAGTTTCTTTTTCCCGAAACCATCTTCCATAAGAATCACCATTCCATAGAGAATGTACCTGGTGGACAAGTCATTGATAAGGTTGTTACATCTGACCTGTTCCCGAATGCAGTTTTGCGCTACGACCGACTTGTAATGTGGATAATCAGCTTCGGTAAATTCCTTATACTCAATCGTCCAGTCAGCAAAATCGTTAAGCCTATTCTGTAACTCCGTATAAGGCTCATTCTCGTACTTTTCGTTGTACTCGGTAAATTTACCACAGAAGTCGGAAAGTTTCGTCTGTGAGTACTTGTAGTCTTTCCACAAGGTATAACAGAACAGTGTCAGTATCCCAGTGAATGGACTTCTTTCTGCTGATTGTCTCAAAAGTTCTGTCTGCCGCATGATTTTCAAAATTTCCTGCGGATTGTCATATCGTTTTGGCATTTTATGTATCACCTCCAAGTTCTGTGATGCTTGAACTCTACAAAGAAAATTTCATTTTATCAAATTTTTCAATTTGTTTTTTTAATGATTCAATTTTCTTTATTCTCATTACTTCTGCCCTTAAAACTGCGTCTTCCTTCTTTTTGTGCCAATCATTTCCGTGAAAAGTTCCATATTTTTTAGAACTTATCATATCTTCGGAAATATTTGAACAAATCTCTGCATCGTCAGTTTCTATGATTCCAGTACTAAGTGCATATTTTGTAATATATACTTTCATATTATTCACCGTCCTTTTCTCCATGTAGAAGTTCCATGAACTTCGCAAACTGCTTCTGTGATATGGAATTGTTCTGTTTCTCCGGCTTAAGGCTGATAACCAAATGTTTGTCAGCTATGTTCGCCAGTTCCCTTGCAAGGTTGATTCTGCCCTGTGTCAGTCCATCACGGTAACCTTTTCCCGGTCGGTACTCTGCGATCTGCTTCTTTCCATCACCTTGACCACCGGCTGTCTTGTTGCGAAGTTGGTAACCCTCGTCTGCATAACGTTTAATCCAGTACTGCTCCCACTTGTCCAGTTCTTCTACCGGATAATTTAGGAATCCGATTTTCCAACCGTATATATTTTCCACAGAATATAATCCGTGACTTTTAAGAGATAAATCAATGTGTTGGTATCCGTTAAGATGCCCTGCCAGTCTTTGTAGTAGGTGTACCGCCTGTCCCACATACGCAAAACGAAAACCATCCTCGTCTGTTCTTGTCAGAAAGTAAATTCCACTTCCATCGTCCACGTGTGGATTAACCGCCAGTATTCTTTCACGATTCTTTCTCTCTATGGATTTTGCTTTTGCTATATTCTTCCAATCAGCCAACCACATCACCGCCTTTCAAATGGAATCAAATATCCGTCCGGCAAGGCATTTATAATATTTCTCAATGCCCCATATCCTGTCTTTTGCATATTGACTAAAGCATTGTTTTTACAGGTATTCAGTTCGGATATGTTAGAATCAATGCTCTGCATTATTTCACTTCTTAATTGCGGTGTAAGTGGTCTATAAAATGTGTCAGCCATTCGCACCACCATTTCTGTACTTTTCCAGTTCTGCAATCATGGTCTCTCTGCCAATATCTGCGCTCTCATACCACTCTACCGCATGAAAAACACCGTTAAGATTCTCGCTCAAAACCTCAATTCTGATACTTGCCGACCGGATATACTCAATCAACCGCTGTGTATCTCGTGCTATGTCCTCGTAACCGTACAACTGTAAGTGTTGCACCATAATTTCAAGGTTGGAGATACTTGACGGCTCCATTAGCTCATTGACATCCTTGTAGCACAAATAATCAAAACTTCCACCACTCAAAACGGACACTCCTTTCCATTCCGTAAAATCCATTCCTTGCCTGCTGCCGCATAGTCCACATTCGCCAATGGAGCAATCTTTTTTACCTCTGCGACACATTCATCAGCATCGGTTGTATCACCGCCCAAATGGCACAATATGATGTTTTGCAGGGCATCTGATTTGTTCGCTTCTACAATTCCTTTGCAAGTCTCCAGTTCGCAGTGACCTTTTACTTTGTGAACGTAATTAGGTGCATCAATGTCAACATATTTCTTCTGATAGTTGCACTCGATTAGCATATGGTCTAACCGCTGTTTTTTGAACACATACGGGCAATATTCAAGGTCTGTCAGATACAGAAGTTTCTGACCATCAACCATAATCAAAAATCCGTAGTTCTCTGTGCCGTTGTGTGGCACTTGAAAGCAGAATATGTGGAATTTTCCCATCTGTATTTCACGTACTGAATGGTCTAACTGCGGTTGCCATACCTTTATTCCCATGTGTTTAAGGTCTGATACGGATAATGAGTGGTCTTTGTGCGTATGGGTGCATATCGCACCCACAACACACTTAATATCCCAGTTAAGACCACGTTTTATGTCCATGATAGGGAGTCCTGCATCCAGTAAAAGTGTTTCACTGTTATCTGCCGTTAGAAGATAGCAGTTACCTGAAGAACCGGATCCTAAACATTTTAGCTTCATGTTTCTACCTCAATTTCGTCATCTTTTGGAAACTGAAATATGCAGTTATTTACATATTCAACTTTTGATGGCTCATTGTTCATGGTTTGAACTATAATTCCACTATTTTTCAATTTTTCAAACTGTTTTACCACCTATTCTGTAATTTCAACATTTTGAAAAAGAATCGGCATACCAACGTATGCTTTTCTAAGCATTTCCATAGCTTTCTTCGATTTTTCTTCTTTGGAATATGTAGCTACAACGCCATGCGCAATTTCTGAGGGTCTGGCAATGGTATCTCTTATCGCAACAATGGAATTATCTTTTGTAATTCCAAAGCAAAAATTTTCATATGGAATATCAGTTCTACCGTCCTGTGAAATAATTCTCATGGTGTCCTCCCTACTTAAAGCAATCCGGCGTCTCTGCGCTGGCAATGTCCGTCTCTGCGGTCTGCGGTGTCTGCGGTACTTCCTCAAACTCAACAGTGTTTGCGTTATTCTGAATCTCCCTGTGAACCTGTTCCTGAATGGGTTCCATCTGATATTCCTTAAAGTCACCGTCCACGATTTCCTCTTTCGTGTACAATCCCAGTGTCAACTCAGGACAGTTAAGGCTCGAAAAAAATGAAGCGGCACGGTAACGCAACATCAGCTGTGGCATGGTTTTCCATTTGCTACCATTCTTGCCAAGCCAACCCTCATTTTTCGCCATTTCCATGTCAACAACCATTCCCTCAATTCTTCTGCCGTTCTTCACAGTCCACGCAAGGCAAGAAAAAGGTTTGCCGTCCTTATCTTTCGTTTCCTCGAACTGTAATTCCATGTCGTACTTGCCACTGTTGTTGATTGCAGCAATAAGGAATTTTGAACTCCATGAAGGTCTACCTTGGATAACATACAGATTCTGCATAACCATCATAGGGCTGACATCAAGTCTCTGTGCCTGTTCAATGGCAATCAGACAGTTTGCCGGATTATTCTGATAAGTTGATGGAACAATCGTAGAGCTTGCCAGTGCCTTTGCCATTTGATTAGCCATGATGAAGTTGTCGGAAGTGCCGAAGATACCAAGACTGAAATCTGTAACCTTATTTCTACTCTCTTTAACCTCTGCCTTTTCCTGTGTCATTACTTCCTGTTTCTTTTCGTCTGCCATGTTTCTACCTACCTTTCTACCTTCTTAAGTCCTTTAATGTTAATGATGAATACCTGGGCTGTCTTGGGATTCTGAATCAGTGCAAGGCAAGTATTATGCGCCCTGTCATGCTTCGCAATGTTCAAAACCTTTGCAACCATTCCATCTTCAACAGAAACTCCCTTAACATAATTTTGCTTATAACTTCCAAGTCCACTCCATGTATCGTATGTTGAATAGCAATTACCTCTATGTGTTACCTCTACCATGTCACCGACATGGATTTCGTTGTCATTCTGTTCCTGCACTTTTTCTTCCGGTTTGTAGTTTTCAAGGACAACGTACTCTTCGTGCCATAAACCACACTGTTTCTCAGAGTTTTTACAAATGCATCCGCTTTTTGTAACATAAGTTACTTTGAAAATTTCTCCGTTTTTATAAGTATTAAAAACAGACTTCTCATTAACAACCTTGACGTACTCACCTACCTTGGCTTTCCTATTAACCTCACGAACACCGTTATCAAGCTTCACATCTTCGCCCATCAGCCGATTGAAAGCCAACTTAGCACCAGTACGGAAATCAAATTCATCAGCCGGATTGCATTTTGCTTCTGCTTTCTCGCCAGTGGATTTGTCCAACGCAACTACTTTGTTGTCCTTGCGGTAGATGACAATAGTTGTGTCTACTTTTTCTAAAGCGGCAGAAAATATAGAACCTATTTGGAAATGTTTTAAACCAATGCTTTCCCCAACTACATCTTTGTAAAAAACAGTGCCACCACTGATTTCTGTGATTTCAATTACTGCACCCTTGTCTACAAACAATTTGCTTGTATATCTTTCTCCAACCTTAAATTTATGTTCTTTCATCTTACAGTCCCCACTTTCTGTCAAAATCTTCCATTGACTTTGTAACCTTTGCATTAACCACCACAGCCGAAATCACCATGATTGCATAGACAACAAATGCTAAAATCTCCGGCAGTAGTACAAGCCACCATGACCAACTAATCACTCCAAGTAATTTCAGAGCAATGAAAAGGATCGTTAAAACCTCTGTAAATCCCATGTTATTCTTCCTCACTTTCCGGCTTAATCATAAATCCTCCCTGATGCACTGTCACATCAGCTTTGTAAATCTCCTTGATGCTTCTAGGCATCACATGGAATGTCACATCCGTATCGGCAATCTTACCTTTGAATTTCAAGGCTCCACGGTCTGAAAGCCCCAGGTACACACCCACGCAACACTTGTCATCAAAATTGAATATAACGGTGTCACCGGCATTGATTGTTTCTCCGCTTGTTGTCAGAACAGAAATGACTGTCTCTTTCTTAATCTGCATTCTCCACCTCCACAAGTTCACCATTTTCCAATCTGTACCATGTATCCGGCTTCACTTTTTCACCGTCTACCCGAAACATCTTCGCACCGACAAACTCCCATGCTTTCTGCTCTGCTTTGTCGTATCTGTCATCCTCTTTACTGCCAATGTATTTCCATTCAGCAAGAACAATATGGGAACCAAGGACACCCATTGCCTTTCCTTTGTATCCCCATGCAACCGCAATGCTCTCGGGATCGTTGGCAGATGATGCACCGCAGTAACCTGTGGCAGATGATGCACCTTTGTAACCTGTGGCAGATGATGCACCGTAGTCACCTGTGGCAGATGATGCACCGTAGTTACCTGTGGCAGATGATGCACCTTTGTCTTCATCACTTTTTGCTTCTTTTTTAACTCTACTCATAGTAAAATCAATGGCTGCTTTTACCAGCCCGGAAATATCCAATCTCGCACCAATCTTTATTTTTGTAGATGCAACCTTGGAATCATCTTCACCTCTGTCAAATTCACCGTTCTGCTCCACTTCATGGTAAACAGATTCGTTCGGAGAATAATAACCAAGGCAATCCAGAGGATATTCACAAGCATGGAATCCACTATGACAGGCATATGCTGCCTCCTCTTTGTACTCTTTACCTTCTTCGTACTGGAATCCACGGCAAGTCATGTCTTTGTTGAATCCTTTGTAACCCTTAATTACTTTTTCCATCCGTCATTTCCTCCACTTTCAAGCTCGCATCATCACTTCTGCGGAACATAATCAACTGACTGTCAACATCAGGAATCTTCCAAGGATCAAGGCTCTCGGTATCGTCAACCATGATAGGCAATTCCACACCGCACCGCTTCTGAAACGCATTGCAAATGTCAATCTCCGTCAGAATCCTTGCTCCGTGGTTCATGTTCCGGCTGTAAGGCTCTCCACGGTATGTAAAGTCACAACATTCCTCCGTGTCACCATTCACAAGAGGTCTAAACATCCGCACAGTACAGAAAGAAAGATACTTGTTCACATCAGCTTCCAACAGCTCGTTCTTCTTCCGGCTAAATTTCTTTAACAGGTCAAGCTGTGCCTGCACATCCGTAATCTTCTGTGCAATGTTCTTGCGCTCCTGTCCCAGTTCTGCGATACGCTTATCCACACTCTCGTTAATGCTTACACTCGCCAAAGACTTATCAACCACAGAAATATCATTGCGGATCTGCTCTTCATCACCTTTTAACTGGATTCTGAGAAGATTCATGTCAGTGAATTTGTTCATGGAAGCTTCTTTCTCAGCAATCTGTGACTGGACAGCTTTGTATTCTTCTGTGTTGGAAATATCCACGCTTGCCGGAATAGAATTTAAGGCATTATCAGCAATGGCAATCTCTTTTTCCAACCGCTCCACTTCATCCTCGGTCTTTTTCAGTTCCTCACGCTTATTCTCCAGTTCTGCCTGATCTGCTTTGATATGTTCAGCACAGGAAGAACCCTCTTTGGTAATCAATTCCAGTTCATGTGCCTTATGCGTATCAAACTCCGTTCTTAGCTGCTCTTTCTTTTCTTCCGGATATTCCTGTCCACAATAGGAGCAAATCAGAGAGTTTTCATCAAATTTAAGGCTTTTATTCAAATCCCAACTCTTCTTCAATTCCTGTCTCTTCTGTTCAAACTGTGCGATGCGCTTTTCCAGTTCCGTGATCTCTTCGCGAATGGTATCTGCCTTAAGCAACTCTTTCTGATGCTCATTCTGAATCTGATTCAGTGTTGTGCGCTTCTCTCTTCTGTCAGCATCCAGTTTTTCATTTGCTTTCTGCTGTAATGCGCTCAACTGACCTTTCAACTCAATGATTCCATCAGACAGCTTATCGTAGGAAATCATGCTGTTCTGCGTATCTGTCTGCTGCTTAATGTTCTCTGACAGCTTATCCAGTAAAGCTTTCTTTTTCAGTTCCAGATCCGCAAGGTCAATATCCACTCTCTGACGGCTCACCTCGTCAATACGGCTAGGAATTTCATCTAACAGATCCTGCAATCCCTTGGTTCCATTTCTTCCCCTTGTGCCGTACAACTGCGTATTGCAACGCTTTTTCAGTTCATCAACCGTGCCGTCCTGCAGAACAGCCCTTAATGCTTCAAACTCCGGAAACTGATTGCAAATGTCATCATTACTGTGCTGACCAAACATATCAGCAAGAATTGCTCTCTGATCCGTTCCACCTTTCAGCAGAAGTGTCATGGCATTGATGCAAAGCGAAAACTTATCTTTTCCGCATACACTCTCTTCCAAAAATGCTTCAAAATCTGCTGCCTTTTTTGGAATATCATTCACATAGTAATCCGTGACATTTCCGGTAAACTCGCCTTTCTTATTGAAGTTCTGACGGCATACTTTTTTCAGAACCTTGTCTGTACCGTCAATCTCCACTGTAACTTCTGCGGTAATATCTCCGTCAATGTCATTGCCGTCCTTATCGTGCGGTCTGATTCCGGTGATCTCTCTGCCGTTCTCGTCACGGCATCCAAAAATATACTGAATTGCTCTTTTGATTGTGGACTTACCGGTTTCATTCACCCCGGAAACCTCTGTCCGGTCGTATAAATCAGTGTCCACTACGTTAGAACCATAGAACTTGCAGAAATTCTGCAAAAAGATGTGCTTAATCCTCATTTTTCCTATCCTCCCAAAGATATAAATACAGTGAATTAACAAACATATAGATTGAGACCGGCTTGTCTGTCTCATTGATCTCCTTGTATAGTTCTGTGTTTGGGTTCATCTTATCTACAACCCACTTGATCGCCTGATACACGCTTTTTTCATTTGTGCTGTGTTTCTCTCCGATAATCCGGTAGATTTCAGAAAGTCTTCTGTTCCGGTTCTCAAACATCAGCGTTTCAACCTCGATGATGTACTGGAATCCCGGCAAGTACTGTTTCAGCCCCAGTTCTACCAAGATTTTTCTTATCTTCCTTTCCATTTCCTCACTCCTCCGGCTTTCAGTATTCTGTTACGTGAATTATATTATCTTCACCGATATACAAGATTCCTGCGTCTAACAATCCTGCAATCAGAATCTCATTCGCACGGACGATGGGGATAATCTGTCGTTTCTGCATAAAAATACTCCTTTCCTAACCATTTTTTCTTTCCGGTATTGCGGTTTACAATTCTGTAATAGAATGCTGTTTCACGGTCAACTTCCCATTCTTTCGGACTGTAAAATATCTTTCCGATGCACCCTTTGACGGTAAACCGCTTTTTGGCACTCATACAATGTCCTCCGCAAGTTTTCCTTGATTCCACCATGATGTAGCCCCAGGTTTAAGTGCAGTAAAAGAGCTTCTTCCATCGCTCCACGTATATATTCTCCCATTTTCAAATTTTGCAAAATATCTAGGCCTCCAAGGTTGACTGTCGTAATCTCTTATGAATACCTTTGTATCCACAGGAACTTTGCGCCAGTCAACAGGCGGTTCAACATATTCCTGCTCTGACCATTCTTTAATTCTCTTTTTGCAAGAACGATTATCATCAGTTTTAGTTTTCGCAAATATGCAGTTATTGCATCCAATATCAGTGCATCTACATATGTTTCCTTTTTTGTCTACTGCAACCGAACCGCCGGCCAGTGCAATATCAAGAATCTGTTCCGCATACTTCTCTCTGTTCGTCATTTTCCATTCATCCTTTCCAGTTCTGCGCTCCTGGTTAATATCCAGTCTGCGTAATCACTTAATTCTGTCTTTGTAGCTGCGTTCTTCTCTCCGTGGTAAACCATGAGTACAATTCCTACATCACAGTACTTTTCAAACAATTCCGACAAGTAGTCAGCTCCCACATGGATATTGCCGTCTACGGAGTAAATGTCCGTCACTTCCAAACGCTCCATGCGGTCTTTATGCCATCTGTCAGAAATCTGCATCAGACCTTTGCAACCGCCACTTTCCACATCCGATCTTCCGGAAGATTCTTTCTCGATCATTGCCATGAGCATTTCCGGGCAGATGCCGTATTCCTCACCGTACTTTACACACGATTCCTGCGCTTCCTCGGAGATAAAACTGCCGGATGGCTGTGCCGTGGATGTAAATGTGATGGAGAGTGCTATTATAATAGGAAGAAACAGCTTTATTGTTGTTCTCATGCGCTTTCCTCCTCGATAGGTTCAATGCCAATCTCTTTCAGCTTGTTATACAAGAACATTCTGCCTTTCTGTGTCCATACGGTAAGTGGCTTTGTACCGGTACTTCCGTCATGCTTAACATAATCATTTGTCTTTGTTCTCACATAACCCTTGCCCTGGAAGTCTGCATACAATATCCACTGGTCACCTACTTTTCTCTGAATGCCGGCTGTTCTTAAAACTGAATTGAACCTCACCGCACTCATTCCGTAGTCCTGCGCAATCTGTGTAACCGTCATACAATCATTGGAAGAAAGAATCTTGTCCACATAGTCAACTTTTGGTGTCATATCGGTAATCACGGCATCCATCTGCTGCACTGTGGTCTGCAACTGCTTAACCTCTTCCTCTTTCTGCGCAAGCATCCTCTGTGCTTCGACAACCGCCAGTGCAATCAATTCCTGTCCAGTAGGGATATGTGCCTTAATGGAATCTTCCATTTCGTGGAAACGGTCAATGTACTTTGCCGTAAATTCTGTTCCCCTAACTCCGGTCATCTTATGTGCTATGAACTCGCAGCCTTTCTTCGTTACCATGTAGCAAGGCTGTGTCTTGTTTTGGCTGTTTTGATAGGTACTTTCTGTAAAGAAATCGGACTGGGAAATATTCCCCTGTCCTAATTGCTCATAATATCTTCTGATATCCTTAAGCAAATCGTTATGCTGTTTCCCTACCATTTCCGCTACTTCCACGGAAGATATTGTTTTCTGCTCTAATTCGTTCATTGTTCTCCTTTCTGTGGTATAATGTTCTAAAAAACTGGAGGTTTCATATGCTTCTCAAAATCGAAAGAAAAGTACTTAGGAAAACTGTAAAATCTTCTGAATGTTCCATTTCATTGTCTGAAATAGGGAATTACAATGGTGAAGATGTTTACCAAGCATTTTTGTCCTTAAAGGAAAAGGGATATTTCACCATAGTTAGTTCATCCATAAATCGTGAAATGTTCACATTCGCTTTGTCTTCAAAAGGAAGATTCTACAAAGAACATTTATTTCTCTCATTTTTGAGAAATATACTCATACCGTTTGTTGTAGCTTTAATAACTGCAACTGCCACATACCACTTAGAAAAAGTAGCAGATAGCTATTCCGACAGCCGCCCCAGCCAATGCACTTATGAGTTGAACCAATGCAGTGATCCAAGGTTCTAATTTGTCAAGAAGATCTCTCTTCTGGCGGTAAGTCCATTTTTTCATTCATGTTCTCCTTTCATTGCATGAGAAACTGCATTACAAATTGTCATATGCTGTTTCTCTTCATCATTCATGGACTTCTCAATTCTTTTCAGAGTACCGTCAATGCTCTTTAATGTTTTTAGAAGTTCTTTCTCAAACTGGCTTTGCATTTTCTTCCTCCTGTTTCTTAACAGATTCCTCTGCCATCTTCTCTGTCTTTCCGAGAATATATCCCTTGTCAAAATCGGACATATTCGGAATGGCTCTCTTTAACTTCTCAACGATTTTTTTCTCTTTTTCACTCATTCAATTAACTCCCTATTTGTGGTATACTCTCCTTATTCTGATATAAGGAGGTGAATTACATTGGATTCCAAAGAATACGCATCCGCTTACGCCATTGCTAAAATTTGTGGATATACCGGAAGTTTTGATGATTTTAAGAACCTGTACGACCAATACTATTCCGAAATCATCAATTCTTTACCGGAAGAAAAACCACAATTAGCAAAAGCCGAAGCAATTAGCAATCCTTTCCAAATCCAGAGCCGTTCCTAAAAGGCGAAATGGCGGTAAGTACTTTGATAGACAAATCAATATTTGTTTCTTCGATTTTCTTATCGCCATCTATAATGCTTTTGTAATCTTCGATAATGTCAAACGCAATGTGCTGTGCCATCTCGTCAATTCCAACAAAACGTGAATCAGCTTTCTGAACTATATTTGCTTTACCGTTTTTGTCTAAAACCACATATCTCTGTTTTTCCATATTCTCACCTCTTTTCTGTTGACCTTGTAAACATATTATAGTCCCTTAGAAACTTTATGTCAACACATTTTTGTTGACTTGGGGACTTTTTGGGTGTATATTATTAGTGAAAGGAGGGATGTAAATGAATGAGAGAATCAAATCTTTGCGAAAGTATTTGAATATGACACAAGATGATTTTTCAAAGCAAATCGGCTTGTCAAGAAACTATATTGCGCAAGTTGAGATAGGCACGAAGACACCATCTGAAAGAACCATATCTGATATTTGCAGAGAGTTTGATGTAAACGAAGAATGGCTCCGAAATGGAACTGGTGAAATGCTTGTTCAGAAATCAAAAGACGAACAAATCTCTGAAATGCTCGGAGAAATTCAAAAGTCCGGTGAAGATACATTTAAGCACCGTCTTGTATCCGCACTGGCCAACTTGGACGAAGATGGATGGAACTCTTTGGAAAAGTTGATTGATTCAATCGCAAAAAAGAACGAATAAGAAAAAGCCAAGGGCAATGCGCAAGTCCTTGGCTCTTTTCCTTTATCTAAGTAATTTTTTAACATAGGCATAAATGCACTCTAACCAATGTAAATTATCGCAAGCATTGATTAGCTTTGTGATTTCCTCTTTGTAATCTTCTTTCCCCATAGTACACCCCCTAATCTTTCCGCACTTGGTAGCGATACCTAAATTATAGAACATATGTTCTTAACAATCAATATATTTGACGCACGTTTTTTATTGTTGTAAAATATCAACAAAAGAGGACGGTGAAAACGCCAATAAACACCGCCCTCGCCAGAACTTGAAGTCCCTTGAAACAAGGGATGTTACAAGTGTATCATGTGAAAGGGGGACAATAAACATGATGAAAAAAGACCGAATCAAAGAAATATCGACACATCTATCAGTCAACCGTACTAATTATATGTTAAGTTTTCGTGGAAATCTCCATGAATTTCTCAATGAACCGGACATGACGGTTTACAAGCTTGCTGATGAAGCTAATTTGCCTTATTCTACGCTTAATTCACTACTATACGGTAATTCTAACGACACAAAGCTATCGACCGCTGTTGCGCTTGCCAGAGCCTTTGGAATCAGTGTAGACGAGTTGGTAGGTTGTGGCACTATGGAAGATAAGATGTTGGAATCTGTCAAGATATGCCGCAGTCTGCCGGAACACTCTCTGTACATTATCCGTTACTTCATACGTCACCAAGCTAAAATCTATTCCAGTCTTGAAAAATCGCACAAGTATATTTCTGTCTTTAATCCACAACTTATGAATGGAATTATCGCAACCACAAATGCTGTGGAACCCATGTGCATAGAAAATTTGCCGGAAGACATAAAATCCAAAGCTTATATCGGTGTGAAAATTCCGTGTGACTACTATATGCCGTTTTATCTGCCGGGGGAAATTATTCTCCTTGCAGCGGATCGTGAGCCGCAAGACGGTGAACGATGTATTGTGACCAGTAATGGTGGGATTTATATTGTCGTGAAAACACATATAATTGAAGATGGTGTAAGAAAATGGAGATATGTTCCGCTTATGTCTCCGAACAGCATACTCCCGGAAAATCTTATTGATGACATGATAGGATATGTGGTTGGTTTCGTTAACAATGACGGTGACTGGGGAATCAGATAAAGAGATTAAGAGCATGGCTTTTACACCATGCTCTTTTTTGTTGTTATTTCGCAAATATTTTTTTATGACTACTTCTGTAAATGGCAAGTTAACATCGCTTAAAATAGAAGCTTGTAGTCTAGGAACAGATACATCGTTACCTCTAGGAAGGTTTTTATTTTCTATAAATATCGCACGTGATGGATATATTCCCCTTGCTATAGCCGGTTGGAATTTAGGGCAACGTGCTATTGGTGATAGGATTCATTTTACAGGAATAGAACTTTCCACATTAAATAATACTGTATCCTTTTATGGTACTGTTACTGAATCAATAACTATAAGCAAGAATGTCAGTGTAGAAATTTTATATATTAAAAAGTCATAATTTTATTGCAATACCTCTCGCAATAAAATAATTTATTCCTGCTGTATTTGCAGAAGCATATAGTTCTACCGATTCTCCGGTTTCTAAGTGACAACACAATGTTGCCGTTGTTAATCCAACGTTACGTATATATGAACTATGATTTGAATGATATATAATTGTTTCTTTTGGTGAAACGTTTTCTATCTGTTGTACAGCAGATATTATAACAATACATCTTTGAGTAGCAGTATACATAGTTGCAATTTTAGAATTCTGAGTAGTTACTGATGCATTTTTAGTGAAAGATATTTTTTCTATTTGTATTAACTTGCCATTTACATCACTTAATCCCCCAGTGATAGTACCGTCACCAATATCCGAAATATCGGTATTTCCAATAAGGCCTATAAGTGATTTAAGGTTTTTTACAGCCAGTTTAAGTTTTCCAAAAATAGATGATAACTTTTCTCCTGTCGTTAATTCCTCTAAATTTGTTGCTTCTTCAAACGCCGCAGTCAAATTACTACCATCACCAGTTTTGGTCAAATAGTTTGTCAAATCTGTTTTGGGAATTGCATCTATTTTTTCATCAACAGTGTTTTTGTCATAATAATTTGTCAAATCAGAAACTTTTTTTGTAATGTATCCAACATCATTTTCTAATTCGCTGACTTTTGTAGGTATACCTCCTGTTTGCTGTTTTGCCTGCTCCATATAATACTTTGCGTTATCGGTATCTTCTCCTTCTCTTGTTCCGGTTCCACCTATTGCATAAGATTCAGACAATACAGATTTTGCATTTGCGGATTGCGCATAAGCAGATGCATTTGCGGATTCTACTCTAATATCTGCTAAATAATTAGGCTGTAGCATAGCATCTGTTACTGATCCTGTTTTGATTGAAAAAGAATAAGTCTTATTCTTTCCAGTACCAGTCACGGATACAGCTATGGTTGCAGAATCTTCAAATGTCAACACCGGAAGCATAGAACCAATATCAGCTGTAAACTGTGTTCCATCTTCTGTAGTCATGGTAATGATTCCGTCATCAGACATGGAAAAGCCAACAGGTATTTTTTCAATGTTAAGGTCAAAAATAATTTTTTCACCGTTGTATTTTGTAATAGTAATAACACCGGTTGTTTCATCCATAGTCCAATCAGCAATATTTCCGTTTATTGCAGACTTGTCTACTTTTAAGGCATCCTGTGATATGATACGGTTGTCCAACGCATCAATAGCAGAATCCATCTGATTAAGATTGTATGCATCTAAATCCGTGTTTTCACTTGGATAATCTTCCCAGTTAATTCTGGTATAAACCTTATTCAGCGCCATCTGCGGTTACCTCGCTTTCCTCTTTCATAATCTGCATATCTGCTAACTGCTTAGTCTCCGAATACACTTCATACAGTACAAGCCTTTTCACCTCGATAGGCAACGGGGTTTGATTTAATACTGTCGCAAGGTTGCTTTTCAATTTCTTAATCTCAAAATTTGCAGCCATATCAATTCTCCTTTACATAGATTTCTTTTCCCTGCGCTTCGGCATAGGCATACAGTTTTTTACACAGTTCAGATACCTCATATCCGCTCTGCACGACAACCGTATCCGACATATCAATAAGTTGCTTCATAAACTCTTCAAATCCATCGCCATCTTCTGTGTTAAAAAGTGTGGCATTGATTTCTGTAAATGTAGTAAAGCCAAGGGTAAAAGCAATGTACTGCTGAATTTCTGATCTTTCAATTTCAACTTCTTCCATTGTTTTTCCTAAAATTGTTTGCAGTATAAAAAATTTTTTAATCATAATGCCTCCTACGAAAAACTTGTTACTATTCCAGCGGATACCGATAAAAAACCACCTGTCGGTGTTATTGTTTTTACAAACGTGGTTCCATATCCTGGATAATCTGCTACCAACGCTGTTTGATTGTTTATTTTCACATCTGTTACATTTCCTGTGGTAAAATTTCTAGTCACAGTTAATGTCGAATTTGTTATTACATTTTTACTTAAAAACGATCCTGTAGTTGTGGCTATACTCTTAACATATGATTGAGATAAATGGGTAGCACCATTTCCAACAATAAGCATTCCTGTTACGCTTACCGAGGCGCCATCTATAACAAGAGATTCGCCCAATCCTCTTATAGACCCTGTGCTTTGCACTTGTTCGTTGTAAAACTTAATTTCACCAGACGATACTTCTGTGTAATTTCCGTCTTCACCTACCGATTTTATACTACCGTTAAGTACTGCATTGCTTGCTGTTATTGTTCCGTCTGCTGATATACTACAATTATCTGACTCCAAAACGAACCGATTACCGGAAATTTTTACCTGTCCATTTTCAATGCTCAACTGCGAACTGACATCACCTTTTGAAACTTTCAACTTGATTTGGTCTGCTTGCAAAGATATTGCCGCTGCCAATTCTACTTCTGTATCTGTTGCCCTTTTTGCTTCAAGTTCAATCTTCCCGGCATTTTGTGTAATCTTCGTATCCAGTCCGCTTTCAACATCCTTTATTTCGGACCGGGTCTCTTCTACATTACGCTCCAACTCATTAGTCTTGCCGCGGAGTTGAATTATACTTTTGTTAATTCCATTTACTTGTTCACTGTATTTTGGTGCTTTTCCGGTGGCAGATATGGTGTCTATCGGTTGTTGGATTCCTTTGTATGTTCTGCTCAACACATAGCTTTCTATGATTTCTTTAGCCGTATATACATTGACTGCTTCTCCAAGGCTCAAACAAGGATTTCCTATTTTTTCACAGTTATAAGGTCTATATTTTACAACTTTAATAACCTCATACAGATTTCTTGCAACCGTTTCTAGGGCATCTGCACCCATTCCATAAACAAGGAAATTATCTTGCAAAATATAACTGTTGTCGTTCTCGGTAATCTCTGTATCCGGGTAAACTGCACCAATATCATTTTCTGATTGTCTTATCTGCACTTTTGTAACTTTTTGGCAGACAAAATCTTCATATTTAACTGATTTGTATTTTCCACCAGTAACCTTTTCTTTTTCAGAACCTTTTCTAGGGTATAATCCTTTCTGTGGATATAATCCTTTTTGTGGATATAATCCGGATATTATTGCTTTAAGGAAAACATATTCAAATTTTCCATCATGGTTAATGTGACCAAAGCATCCATTTATTGAGCAGATTGCTTCCATGACCGTCTGGCCAGAAAGTTCACTTGGCTTTATGGTTTCTGCAACTTCCATGCTGTCATTAGGTAATGTGGCTGCTACTTGCTCAACACCAAAATATGAAAAAAAACTGTCTCTGAACTGCTTTAAAGTCAGAGGAAACTTCAATCCGTTATACCAGGAAGATACTTCTGATTCTCCAATATCGTATATAACGTCATATGCCGTCACATTCCTGTAACGCTTATCATCTGTTGGTTTATCGGAAATGACACGGTATTTGCCGAAAATAAACGGTGCGTCAACATGTCCATTAATCACAGCAGAAACATTTATCTGTTTCCCAATCATGCTTGTGAACACGTTGGAAATTTTGAATTTTAACTGTGATGCATTGCACTGTCCAAATGTAAGGTAATCATCATCACATAGTATTTCTTTTAATTCAAACTGTTCAAAATGGATTTCGCTGTTGGTGATTTTTACAGACTTGTCCTCTGTTTCAATCGTGATTTCCTTTTTGGATGCGCTTTTATCAAACAAATCCGCATAGGTATAGTTACTCATTCGCTACACCTCCGACAAATGAAAATTCTATCTGATTGTATTTAATCTCTCCGTCATAAGTTCCATAGATTGTAGGCTTTATATCAGCCATATATCCATATTGTGTGACATATTGACCTAAAAATGGAATGTATGCCGTGATATTACATCCCTGTTCCGTTGCATCAATAAAGTTGCTTCGTATCCCGGACAGTAACTCTTGCAAATCGTCATCCGTCAGCATCGCAGGTGTGGAAAAATCAACACTTAATGCTTTTAGCTCCACAGCATTTCTATGTACGTATCCATTTGCATCAGTCCACGGGTCTACATCCTGCATATTTACAGCTGGCTGATAACTTTCAGCGGCTATAAATCTTGACTGGTCAATAACGTAATCTCCAATTTTTAAAAGCCATCCTTGATATGCTGACATACGCTCACCGCCTTATTGCATAAAAATAGACAGCACCCATTCAGAGTGCTGTCTGTGTTAAAATACATATACATTCTTGTGTTTTTGGTTAAATTGCTCTTGACCGTATTGTCTTGCTGCAATTCCAATTTGATCGGTTGTTATTCCAAACTCTTTTTCAAGGATTCCTTGCAGTAGCTGATTATTCTGTTTCAGAAGTGCAATTTCCTGTTGTGCCGTGGAATTGATGGCATCTTTGATTCCAGTGATTTCAACTCCACCGGCAACCGCTGTCTTGCCGCCTACTGTCCCGGCAATCTCCGGTACACCATTCTCTCCTGCCATGATCATCGTGTATCGGCTCGGAACGTAACCACCGGTATCAAATCGAGGAATACTTATTTTAGGTATTTGCACTGGCTTGAAACTTATTCCTATAGCTTCAGATATGCCACTAATCAGACCAAAACCATCAATAAAAGCGTTTATTCCATCAATAATCAGATTTACGCATCCCTCTGCTATGGATACAAGGTTGTTAAATGTTCCTTTGAAAATGTCTTTTATTCCGTCCCATGCTTTTCTCCAGTTTCCAGTAAATACACCGGAAACAAAATTAATTAGTCCTTTTAATTTTGTTCCAAGGTTTTTGATAATATTACCTATTGCGTTAAAAACAGTTTCAAAAGCAGGTTTTAAATCTTCCCACAAATGAGTGACTATGGGAGATAAAACATTGTCCCATAAGAAGTTGAATACTTCTATTACTGGTTTTACTTGTTCTACCAGAAAATTCATGGTATCGACTATCGCATCAAATGCAGCTCCTAAAACACTTCCTAATGCTTGTGCCAAAGGAACTACTACATTTTTCCAAAGTACCGTAAGTATATCAGTAACAATTTGAATTGCAGGCTTTAAGATATTTCCAAGGAATGTTCCAAACGGAACAAGCACTCCATTCCAAAGATTTTCAAAAGCACTTTGCAATTTCGGAAGCACTTCTTCACCAACATATTTTAATGCGGGATTTAGCATATCCTGCCATATGCTTGTGAATGCAGTCTTCAAAAATTCTCCTATCGGAGTAAGCACATCTACAAGCCCTGTCCATGCATTCTGTAAATCTGGTATAACCGTTGTTGTCAAAAACTCCATTGCAGGAGTTAGGTTATCCGCAATGGCTGAAATTGATTCCTTGAAACTATTTCTAACATCCTCGTTTGTCGCATATACAAGCGCAAGTCCTGCTACAACCGCTGTGATAGCCGCTGTTGCCGCTACTGCTCCTGCACTAATACCACCAAACAATCCGGTTGCTCCTGCTGCTGCCGCTCCCCCTGCTCCTGTTGCCGCTCCAGTTCCTAATAGACTTCCGAGAATTGTTTCTCCGATTCCTGCTCCTGCCTTACCGCCCATTGACAAGACAATAGAATCTTTTATTGCTTTCCACAGAATATCTCCCAAGCCAGTGAATTTCAAAAGTCCTATTGCTGTCAGAATCGTGGTTTCGATTGGTGCAGCATCGAAACTTCCTTTCCACAGTTCGATTGCCGCTGTAATTGCTTGTCCTATAAAGTTTCCGGCAGATGTAAATACAGCAGTCCAGTCAATACCAGCAAGAAACTGTCCTATGTTTTGACCAATCTGATACCAATCTACAGATGCAATAGCATCGGACATCCAGTTAAATATTCCTGTGACAATACCGGATAAATCTTGTCCTGCTTCGAAGAAATCACCATTGAATAAATCTTTGAACAACTTTTTCACAGGTTCAAGAAGTTTTTCTATCTTATCCGCCCAGCCTAGAGCTGTATTCTGCATCTTGTCGAATGCTTCCTGCCATACTTTTTCGTACTCCGCAGTAGCATCCATGATTTCTTTGGTAAGGTCAATTCCTGCTCCACCAGCACCACTTCCGGAACCACTGGATTTTGGAGTTGAAATAACTTTCAATTTATCAAATGCTCTGATTCCGCTTTGAGCATTTTTTGCACTTGTACCAACTTTATCAAGTGCATCTGCAGTGCCTTCCAACTCTTCATTGTACCCGGATACACCTTGACCGAATGACGAAAAGTCAATCTTGATTCCCAGTAAATTTGCAACACTGACAAGCAGTCTCTTAATCGCAATTACCACACCGTTAATAACAGGAAGTACTTTCTGCAATACCGGAATAAACAACTGTCCCAGTACCATACCGGCTTCTTTTACGTTGTTGGTAAACTGACGGATCATATTACTTGGAGAATTAATTGTATTCGCCAAGTCTCCCCATGATACTTTGGACTGGTCTAAGATTGCCAGTAGACGCAACTGCTGTTTTTCTGCCTGTGACATTTCAGATACAGCCTTTTCAATGCCGTATTTGTAAGCATAGGTCTGTAAGGTGGCATTCGTTATATCAATACCATACTTATACAGTGCTCTTGACTGACCAATCAAACCGGACTGTAAGTTTGTTGCAACTGTACTGTAATCCACGTTAAACAGAGAGGAAATATCCCCGGCAAGCATTGTCATGGACTTTGAAATTGCTGTGGTGACTTCTCCGGTCTGCCCTAAAGAGTTGGTGATAGATGCAAGTTGTGAAGCGTACTGCGTAATCTCCTGTAAATTCAGTCCCAGGTTCTTCATTCCGCTTTCAGAAATCAATCCACCGTCTACATCTACTTTCAGACCGGACATTTTACCAAGCAGTTCATTTACACGGTTTCCAAAACTCTGCGCATAATCCTCTGCGTTGTCGTAACCGAATTTTTCAAAATCCTTGCCCCATTCCTTGCCGACTTTATTGAATGCTACCGTGTAGTAGTTAAATGCTTCGATATAGTCCGTAGTTCCCTCTATGGACTTCCACAGGCTTTTAATTCCACGGATCACAAGGAAATATGTTGCGTAGAATTTGCCGAAAGCCGCAGCAAGGCTGAATGTGCTCTTCGTGGCTCTTTTTGCGCTTGCCGTATAGGTGTTCAGATTACGTCCTAAAGAGTTTGCTGCTCTCCCGGATGCCGCACCAGTAGATGCCAGTCCTGCCAGTGCATTCGTCATGCGGATAATGTTCTCACTGACATTCGGAGCGGTTGAAAGAGTTGTAAATAACTGCTTCAAATTCTTTGCAAGTAAAGGAATGTTTGTGATTGCTCTGCCGGATGCCACACCACCAAGTCTTGAAATCGAAGATGCTATGCTCGCAATATCCCCTACTCCATCTACTTTAGTTCCTGCCATGTCAGCAGAAAAAGTCTTCAGTGCAGATGAAATTCTGCTTAATCCGCTTGTATCTATTTTCCCCATTCTGTTAATGGAATTTGTCAATGTGGAGATATTCTTAATACCGCTCGTATTCATGGAACTGGCGGCATTTGCGATACTCTGTATGCTATTAGAAATGCTTGTCAGTTTGGATGTATCAATAGACAAGCTTCTCTGAAAATTCGTAAGACTTGATGCAAGTTTATTCAGCGCATTAGTTGCTTTGTTCGCATCCGCACTGATTTTTATTTGAAGATTATCAATATCTGCCATACTGCACCGCCTTTACCGAAATAAAAAAGGAAGTGTCTGCCACTTCCAAGAAAAAGAGCGGTAAGCTGTGACACCTACCGCTCCTAAAATTACTTTTTGAGATATGCCCTTGTAACCGCACCGACTTTTCCATCTACAGTGATTCCAACACTCTTTTGGAATGCTTTTACTGCATCAGAAGTGGTTTTTCCAAAATATCCGTCAATGTTCGTCTTACCTTTCGCATTTACAGACGGCATAAAGCCTTTCCTTACAAGTTCGTACTGCACCCACTTGACATCATTTCCCTTCATCATTGCCAGACGCTTGTAATAAAGAAGTCTTTCCGGCTCTGTATAAGGGTTTCTATAGCTTGTAGAATCCTCATATACGGCATCTAATTCCTTGTACCATACATTCATGTCTACATTGCCTACAATACCGCCTACACGCCCTTTAGAAGTATACTGCCATCCTACCATGTTCGGTACTTGCGGTTGATACTTCACATTACACTTGCCGTTATTCTTGCCGTACCGTGCAATCCACATGGGATAACTCACACCGCCATAAGGCTTAATGTATGTCTTGTAAAAACTTTCCCCAGTGTACACACCGAACTGCAATCCTGCATCAGTAATAACCTTGCCGTAAGCATTGATAATGGAAATAATATTTTTGCCAAGACCTTTCATAACGGCATCTTCAACATCAAGATATACTGTCACTTTTCTGCCATTAAGAATAGTAAGCACTCTTCTTGCATCAGATCGTGATTTTGCAACCGTTGTAATATATCCGTATTCATATACTCCGTGCACATGGACATTGTGCTCTTTACAACCTTTCCAGTTCTCCTCGAACTTCTTGTCCGGGTTCAAATCCTTACGGATAACTTTCAGAATAGCAAAATCAATACCGTTCTGTTTTACCGCCCACCAGTTAATCGTCCCCTGGTATGAGGACACATCAATTCCTGTTAAACTCATGTTTGTTTCTCCTTTTTTGGATGTGATAATTCAAAACTAGCCTGCATTGCCATAAGTCCTGCGAGGAACGCTTTCCTTTGCTTCTGAATTTCTTTTTCATTATTAGCAATGTCCGCACGTTCTATAATAGGCTTGTCAATATACTTCGATTGTGCTTTTCTACCGTTTAGGCAATGGTCTATTGCAAAGATTAATGCAGATATTCCATAATCTCCCCACCGTTGCCATGAGTTCCTATCTTCTTCCTCTTTTTTGAGTTTATATCCTTTGTAACACCACTCTAATTTTTTAGGATTCAGATGTTTGAACTCTTCTATCGAAATTCCCATGGAAAAAGCAAATGGAAAATATTCTTCCCATATTATTTTGTGCCAGTCGATTTCTTCTTGTGATCCTGTGGCATCTTCGTTACCTTGCTGTCCTCTTTCTCCATCTCTTCCTTGGTCTGCGTCATCATTTCCGTCAGACCCGACAGTTCGAAAAAACCGTCTTCTTTCATACAGTCTGTCAGTTCTCCATACAGTTTCACAAAAGACAGACCATTTGCTTTCATGTATTCTTTCATTAAAGCATTGGATTCATCCGGTGTAATACCTTCATGGTTTTCGATAAGACCAGCATAAAAAGCCGTTTTGCATACATGAGGAAATTCTGCAAGCATATATCCGCTACCATCTACAATTTCTTCTGGTGTGGGATTCTGTACATTTTTTGCTTTTTTAGCTACATAGCCACCGGAAAGCATAAGAAACATCTTTTGAATCAAATCCTTGCACTCCACAGCACCGAATCCAAACTCTAAAGTATATTCAACATCATTAACTAAAATCTTCTTCATAAAAACATATCCTTTCCCCAACATTTTGTTGGAAAGGAGCCGCCCGAAGACGGCTCTCTTTTTGCTAAATCAATGTTTCGTCTACCGCTTCATCAAAGTCAGCCACGGCAGTGTTATTTGTTTCTGACTGACTTTCTATTCCCCCCGTTGTAAGTGCAACAGTAGAATCCAAACCTTTGTATTCCTCAATGGTAAGGTTCATTTCAATTGTCAGAAGTTCATTCTGTCCGATCTCTGGCTGTGGAATCTGCTCAGGTGGCTGTGCCACAACAAAGAAAGATTTCTCTTCTCCGGGAATAACGGTTTCAAACCACATTCTATTTCCACCAGTAAGAGCCTTGTAGGCTGTGATAAGTGCAGTCCATTCAGCCACGGTCTCTGATGTGAAGTTAACTGTGACTGCAAAAGATCCACCAGTATCTGCACGACCTTTTACATATCTGGTGATTGCATCTTCTAACGCAGAAGCATCAATCTGCTCCGGCTCAATGTTGATGCCGCCAATGGCATTGATTCTTGTAAGTTGCTTAAAACTTGTAGGTTTTGTTCCGGCGGTTGTCTCTGTACCATATCCGAAAGTAATACCTAAAGTAGAAATTCCGGCTGCTGCCATAATTTATACCTCCTTAAATTTGCATAAAAAAATAGAGCCATCTGGCTCTAATAGTTACAATGTATCATCAGCACCTACTGTTCTTCTGAACCGTGCAGTGCTTCTGTATGTGCCCTGCGAAGTATTATTGAACTCAGGCATGGAAGTTATTTGAAATCGCAGACGTTTGAAAAGTCCAGCAACCGTAGCCATGATAGCTTCGGCTTCTTCTTGACTTTTGTTGGTTATCACATCGACCTGGTATGATGCTGTGATTCCATTAACAGAACGTGCTTCAAGGTCTTGTCCTGTCTCTGCGAACGGCATAGCATGAAAGTACACCGTAGGGAATGTAGGGTCTGACAAATCCTTGCTTTTGTCCGTCACATAAGCTTTAGGATGGCTCTGCGGTATCTTCATTTTTAAGTACGATGCAATCTTGACTTTGAAATCTGATACCCACTGATATTCATTATTTTCCATTTGATGACCTCCTTAATTCTCGAAGATCTCCTTGAAACAGAATCACATTAGGATCATTATACCCTCTGTAAATTCTAGCCATAATGGATTTTGGGTTTATCCCTAGCAGTTCTCCCCACTCTGTTGCGCATCTTGTTTCTCCATTTTTTGTAATCAAAACATTACTTGTCTTGTTTCTTGCTTGTTCTTTCATGGTTATAAAGGTACAGTTTTCAGGGCAATAATTTTTATGGACATCTATTCTTTCAATAGATAGTTTTGGATTCCATCCATTTTCCAAACACCAGTCAGCAAAAGAATGAAAATCATTCTTCCATTTTTCGCATATGCAAATACCTTTTTCTCCGTATGAATAATATCTTTCAGATTTGGGGTCATAGCATCTTTTTCGCATATTGCTCCAAACTCCGTATAGCTTTTCATAATCTTTTGAAGGCATTCCATATGAATTTTTATTTAAGCATCCGCAGGATTTTGCTTTTTTAAGTTGATCGGTTCTTACATATTTTGTTTTCCCACAATCGCACTTTACTTTTACATATTTCCTGTTTTTTTCGTATTTTTCTTCTCCAATGATTACTACTTTTCCAAAACGCTGACCGATATAATAGTTCATAAATCTCTCCTTTTTTCTATAAAAAGAAAAAAGCAGGACTTATTGCTGTCTCACGACATGAGCCTACTTCTCATTAAAAATCTTTTCTGCTTCTGTTTTTACAACACTTAACAATTCCATAGATGTGTTATACATAAATGGTCTGCTGTCCATACCTTCGCACCAATAAACTTTCCCGTCTTTGCCTTTGTAAAACCATCCGTATTGACCGGATTTTAATTGCATGATGTGTGAACCACTGCCGTAATTCCATTGAACACCTTCCGGCAAAGGATATGGATATTCTTTCTTTCCACCCATGCTACCAAGAGTACCAAACTCAACGAAAAGCGCATGGTCTGTACCTGCAACCACCGCCCAAACACCGCCACCCTTTACGGAGCCAACATATTCCGAATGGATGCTTTGCAAAAGTTCCGATGTAAATATAGCATCAAGGTCAGCAATCTGCACTCTAGCAATCTCTGCGCCCTTTTCTGCCAGTGTTTCAGCCAGTATCCTACATTTATACTCTAAACTATTTTCATAGTCTCTAAGAGCCTTTACAGCTGCTTGTATGGACTTTTGGTCAAACAGATTGATATTGATAGGTTTAGCCATACTACTTCACCTTCTTCTGCAACAAGAACAAATCTGCTGTCAGTCCCTCGTCTGCAACGCCTTTGACAACATAGTCCGCAGTCTTGCTGTCAACAAGTCCGTCATCGTCACGACCTACTTCAGATTTCTTCCATATAACATCCCCTGCCTTAATCGGCAAATAGCCCTTGTCGGTCACAATCTGACAATACGAACTGGAATCATCAATACCAAATTCCTTTACCAGTACTTCCGACAGCTTATTGCTGATGTTGGCAGAAAAAAGGACGGGTTCTAAAAATTCCGTAATCGTTCCTTTGATTGACGGAATTTTTTCACCTGCCACTTCATCGTAAATAATGTTACCGTTTTCGTCCCGGTCATAAATCGTGACTTTTTCTCCCTGCCGTGAGTACTTCATTTCCTGCTTGTTAATGTCAAGCATCTTTCTTCACCTGCTTGTAAATCTGATTTACACCAGTGCTTGCCAAACCGGAAACAATTCCGACTGCAATTGCATTCAGCACATCATTTGCCGGGAAATCCGGAATAACATACATTCCTACTACTCCGAGAATGCCACCGACAATGCCGACAACAACCGGGATGTAGTTATCCTTAATAACCGGAATCAGCTTCGCTCCAATACCGGCAAGATAGCAGATAACCACAATTGCAACACAAGTTCCTACCTGTGAAAAATCCATCATTCCTTACCTCCGTTCTCTTTAATGTTAAGTCTTTCCTCAATTCCATCAAGTCTATGATGCGCAGATGCCGTACTGGCTTCAACCTTTGCCAGCTTCTGTTCATGCACTGCAAGCTCTTTCTTCATCTCTGAACGCTCGCTTTTCATTTCATTGATAGTATCAAGGATGGTATCCAGTTTCATGTTGATGCGTGTGTTTTCTTTCACACGTTCCTCAATATCCTTTGTGTCTGTTCTTTTGCTGTTTTTCAGACCAATGTAGACGGAAAAACCGAGTGATAACACGCTTATAATGATTGCTGTAGATAACTCTATAGTCACATCATATACCGCCTTCCTTGTTTGTTGGCACACCGCCCACCACCCTTAAAGTGTGCCGCCTGCAACCTTATTACTGGAATCAGTAACATGGTCACGCACAATCTTCTAAACCCCTCGATTTCGATGGGGTTATAAAACTTTTGCAAATGGAAATACACCCACAAACAGTTCTTCCCGTTCTCTCCATGTTCTCGACACTCCATTCTCTGAATAGCTTGCCATGAAGTTTTCACCGGCTTGCGATCTGTCATACACAACAAGATTAACCACAACGGACTGAAATTTTTTCATATCCGCAGCAATCTTCTCTTCCGTGTAGCTTTCCGGGTACATTCTTTTTGCTCTGATGTCTGCTTCTGCTTGACTGATAAGTTGTTCCAAAAGAGGATTTTCTTCCAAATGGTCAAACACGACCTCGGAGCTTTCAGAATCAATATGAAATTGTTTCAGACGGATTTTTACTTGCTCCAAAGTCGTATATTCTGCCATGTGTTACCTCTTAAAGTTCAAACTTTTCAATCAGAATCTTTTTCAGCTCACCGCCAGTAGTTTCATCCGCATCAACAATCCCATGCTCTTTCGCAAGAGATTGTAGTTCTGCGGTACTCATGCGGTTAATCTCGCTTTTGGTATATTGTTTAAAATCAGAAGATCCCGAAGTTTTTCTCTCCGGGATCTCTTCTCCTGCCTTATACCATTTGCCGTTGAATTTAACTGTGTACTGTGCCTTCATAAGCACACCTCCTACGCTACCTTCATAACAACAACGCTGTCCATACCCTCAAAGGTAGGAAGTCCGATCATGGACACTACGCAGTGAGTATTGATAGGATGGTTGGTAGCATAAGTATAAACGGAAATACCAGTTTCTACGATGGACAAATTGCCATCGGTGATGCTTCCGCTTCTTTCCTCGGGGGTTTTCCCAAATACATAATCACCAAGGTATACGCCAGCGCATTGAGCGGATACAACACCAGTAGGTACGAAGTACTTGGTCTGACCGTCTGCAGGATCAATGTACAACTTGTCATAAACCTCGATCTCAATTCCGTATCCACGCAGATATTCAGTAACCTGAGACTGCTGTAAACGGATTCCACCATTGTAAGCAGTGATTCCGAGAACCTGTTTCTTGGTGTCCTCTGCTTTCAGAACCATTTCCCACGTCTCGGTGTTCATGGTAAATCTTGTCAGGGAATAACCAGTCTTCTTTGCGAAGTTTCTTCTGGTTTCAATCAGATCATCCAGCGGTGTTGCGGTTGCCGGAACGTTCCACTTATCACTCTCTCCGGAAATTTCTACGAAATGGTCTTTCTTATGCTCAACTCCTGCATCGGAAGTGTAATCAACATAAAAGCTCTTACCACCGATAGTGACTTGTACACGGGGAATGCCGTCTGCCGGTGCAAGCAACTGCCAGATTTGTCTCTCCGGAACAACTCTTGCTCCTTCAATTAGCATCATGGGCTTTTTACTGATTTCACGAAGAACATCATTTGCAAGGGAAGCGTTCTCTGCATTCTGGTAATTTGCGTATTCCTGCTCTTCTTTTTCAGTTACCATGTAGGATTCACGGTAAAAAGGCATTTCGTTTTGAATGTCGGAGAATCCTCCAACATCTCTTAACTCTGCCTGTGCATCAAAATTAGATGCTTTCAGAGAAACAGGAAGACCGCTCT